GGTTTTGGTCTATTTTAGCGTTCATACAAAAAAAGGAACACAAATGGATGTGTTCCTATACCCTAATTATACCACCTCACTCTTCTGCCTGAATTTGAAGTTGCCTCTCACGATTAGTTATTTTCTCTTGTCTGATATCAAGTAAGTGTTTTCGTTCTGCATCTACTCTCTCGGATTCGGTGATTAAAGCCTCACGTTCTTTTATATCGTCTTCTCTTTTATTTAATTCTTTGACCTTTTCTTGTTCTTTAATTGCCCCGGCTTTGATAACTTCATATTGTTCCTTAGCATCTTCTATACCCTGAAGTATCTTTTTGTTGTCGTTAAGTTCGGTTTCTTTTCTTTTAAGATCAAGTGTGGCGTTAACTAAATACTCCTTTTGTCCTTGTAACTCTTCTTTTTCTTTGTAAAACTCTGCCTGTTTAATTGTAAACTCTGCCTCATCGGCTCGGATATTAGCCTCTTTTTGACTTAATAATTTAATCTTTAAGTCAAACGTCTGAAGGTCGTCCACATAGGCAGTTATGGCCTTAAATAGATTTTCAACTATATCTTTGATGTTTCGGATGGCTTTAGACCTTTTTTCAATTTCCAATCTCTCTTCCTCGGTTGGAGGTGTAATTTTGGGAAACTCTGATAAGTCTAGTGCTCGTGTTTGACCGACAGTTTGTTCTTCCATTAGATTTTGACCATTACTTCTTCCATATGCCTTTTGTAGTCTGCATCATATTTAGATCCAACACCACCATCTTCCGCAGCTAGTTTTGCTGCCAGATGTTTGGCTAAATGAAGTGCGAGATACTTGGGAAAATCAACAATCTTGCGTGAGGGTAAAGTATAATCCTGTCCGGCATACGGCCAAGTGAAATCATCCTTTGTCGGGTTGTAGACGTACGTTTTTGTCTGGTCTGGTTCCGTTGGGAGGTTGTTTAAGCTGTTTGTAATCATTTTCTAATTTTTCTATTTGCTGGCAGATTATAAGTAATAGTCCTATGGTTTGTTTTCTATTCGGTATTCCGTTTCTATCCAAAAGTTCAAGATATTCCTCCCATTTTCCCTCGGGGATTAAAATATCCAAAAACCTTGATACCTTAGCTCTAATTCCTTCATCCATTTTTGGTTGCTTCTGCTGCTTCACGGGCTAAATCTTTCTTAGACTTGTATAAAGGAGGTATGGATGTATCTTTTATCGTTGGAGAGGCCTCTGAGGGCATTACAGGGGCTTGTGGCCTCGATTGTTGGGCTTGCGGAGCTTCGGATATATCATCAAAGGCTCTTTCATAACTGCTTCTATTGTCTAACGTCTCAAGAGGAGCCGGGGTTTCCTGTTGAGCTTCGGGTTCCATACCATAATCCATTACTTTTCTAATTCTGAGCATTTTCATATGTTCCGCCACAAGTTCGGGATCATTGGCTCTTGGTACTTTATCCCAGACTTCTACATTCTCAACGTATGCGTCCCTGAACTCCGTTCCCATTTGTTTTTCCCTAAGAGCTTTAAGTTCTTCTCCCTCTTTTTGAATTTGCTGGTTAATCATGAACTCAACAATCTTTTTGGCATAGTGCTTGGCGAGATAGCGTGGCATCTCTTTGGTTTCGTGGGCTTTAACAACGTGCCAATATCTATCCTGCATGAACTTAAAGTCTGTATCCATTGGGTTATAGACTTCGAAAGTGTCCATCTTTAGTCTTTCAAGTTCCCTGATATTAGCCTCATTTTGGGCTTGTTTTCTTAAATCTTCTTCTGTGGGTGCGAATGGTGCCATTAGTTTTTACGTTTGCTTCCTAAAATTGTCGGTTCAACTACATGATTTGGCGAAGGATTGCTCCCCGGGGCCTGGAGTCTTATTGAGTCTACTGTGGGTTGTATCTTTTTAACTATCTTTGAAATGCCGTCAAAATCCCCATAGGTAAAACTGGTATTGGTTAAAATCTTGAAGAGGATTAGCCATTGACGCATGGAGAGCTTAATGGCCACTTCGGTTTCGTCAAGTTGCTTTTGAAACATCATATCTGCCTTAACCTCTTCTGGAGTGGGTTGTCTTCCTGCGTATGGGTTATTGGGGTTCATGGTGTTGACTCCTTTGGCGGTTCTGCGGGCGGTGTTGTAAAAGTAACTAAAAGTTGCGGTTGTTCGACAATTACTCCCCCATTCTCAATAAATCTGATTTGGGGTTTTGACCAAGTAGCCGTAAGATTATTGTCGGCCATTACTTTTTGAAATAACTTAACTGCTGAGTCCATATCTTATTTTAACACAATGGCTTTTTTTATAACGAAGTTATACTTGCGTCATTGCTCATCGGCAACCACCTGAGGAAGAATGTCATTGAACCGCTTGTGGGTTGGTCGGTGGTTGCATAATGATATTCTATGGTAGTCGTATTAAGTGCGGTTTTGTCTCCAATAATTACCGGAGTTAGGTCAATCATTTGAGTTGCTGCTGGTTCCGAAATATATCCTGCGGCTGCCGATTTATAAGTTGCCGCTGTAGCCACAAGTCCCATTTTGTAAATCATTGAGCCAACTGAGGCATTTGAAATGTCCACCCCTCCGATTGCTGTCAAATAAACTTGGGCTGTCTGATCGTTTATTCTCCAAGAGGCTGCGGTATGATTTGCTCCAAGGGTAGTTGTAACAACCCCCCAAAGTCCCCTAATTTCAATAATTCCTATAAAACTGAATATGGGTACATTAACCGTTGCGTTGCTTCCAGTAAACGTTTGGGTATCGGTAGAGATAATGCCGTCCGTTGTAATCGGGACTCTATTTTGGTCTCGCCAATATGAGGCACTTACAACATTAAAACGAGGGTTTAATTTCATGAGTATATTATACCACTTTTTTGCGGACTATTACTTGGTAGCCGAGATAGAGAAGCTCGTATTGTGTAGGGAAGCAATCCAAAAATGAGTCTATTGCCCCTTTAGGAAGATTGGGAGTTTTCACCGTTCCAGTCCACAAATAGTCATCGAATATGATTACACCTGCAGGGTTTAAGAGAAGGTGACAAAGCACCGCATCCGTTAAAGCATCACTTGTTGTGTGTGAGCCGTCAATATAAATAAGGTCGGCTTTCTTGGTGCGTTTCTTTAAGTAAGTTGCCGAGTTGCTCTCTATAAGTTCAACCTTGTCCTTGTAAGGCTCGGTATTCTTTAAGAAGCGTCTTTTAATATCGGCCCAATCTATGTTCTTGTCCTGTTCCCAACCCCCCTTGAAATTGTCAATACAAGTTAAATGGCTTTCAGGGTTAGTTAAAATGTTCTCAAGAGTCCAAACTGCCGACATTCCCTCAAACGAGCCTATCTCGATAGCTTCAAGTTTGCTTCCTTTTAAGTAACCGAGCATATTGCTCCAAATCGTAATATTATTATTGAACCAATTTTCCGAGTAATAGCCTTTCATTTAATAAAAATATGTTCCTATATGCTCCACTTTAATTGTGGGACTGCACCATACGTCAAATCCGGCTTCTCCAGCTTTTCTACAGAAGTCAATGTCTTCCGTATGGTGTTCCCCGTTAGCATCTTCCCAAGCGACAAAGTAAGGTTTCTCAAGTTCGTTAAATACTTTCATTTTAACCAAAAGCATTCCGGTCCCTAGTCCATAGCACTTAAATAGTTGTGCGGGCATTGTGGTTGAATAAACTTTGTCTTTACCTCCATTCGGATCGGTTTCGGGGTTAATCATCTTAACTGTAGAAACAATGGGTTTATCCGGTACTCCCCTAGCATTGTAGTTGGCCCCCACGATATCCTTGTCGTGGTCTATGAGCCTCTGTATTGCCGAGGGTTGGAATACCATATCATTGTCAATAAACATGAGGTGAGTTGATTGGTTCTTTTGAGCTATATCTACTAAGGCGTTCCGGTTGTGGGCTACATAGCCTCCGATTTGAACCGATAGGGCGACCCCGATTCCATGAGATTTAAGAACATCCATGGCCCCAACCACTGAAGTAAAGGTTTCGGAACGGATAGTTCCACCCGTTGCCATTCCAATAGTGATATTACACGGTGACTCCATTAACTAATTATACCAAAGAGGACTCTAATAGGTATCAGCCACAGGCCCACGGGCCGTGGTGAAGGTTGTGTTTGAATATGAGGCGGTTGTTAAGAATGTTCCGTATGTTTCGGAAGTGATTAAGGTCGCTCCGAAGTTTCCGATAGTATGAGTGGCAAGATAGCCTGTCGTGGTTGAACCTTGAACTACCACATAATACTTGGCGGGGCCTACTGCCGAGTAAGTAGCAGTGAAAGGAATTTGCTGATATGTGTCTGCAGTTGATTGGGCTACTGTCGTGGCACTTTTGGCAACTATGGTTCCTGCCGAGTTTGCAAGTCCTACCGAGAGGTTTACCGAACCATTGGTTGTGTGACCATTCATCAAAGAAATTCCGGTAATTACCGAATTCATGGGGATAAAGATTTCACAGAGATATGAGTCCGTGGTAACAATCTGAGTTTGAGTAAGAGGGCTTGTCGCTTCATGCCCCACCCCACCTGAATGGAATACTGTAGGTGCTGTGCTTCCGCCTGCCGCAACAACTCCGCCTGTGGGAGTTAATGCTCCGGCAAAAGAACCTGTCGAGGAACCGACAAAAGCTGCAGAAGCGGTTAATGTGCTTGTTGCAGTCAATGCTCCCCAAGTGATAGAGCCACCGCTAAAGTCCCATGTTAAGTTAGAACCGACTGTTACTCCACGGGGAATAGGTAGGAGGTTCTCTAGCAAGAACTGTCCTGTATAAGTAAATCTGCCGTTAAGTTTTAAGTATTTCATTTCTTTCCTGTGCCTCCGCAAACTTCACATCTATGTAGATAGAGGGTTAGTCTATCTGGAGGAATACGCTAATCGTGTGTCCTGTCGCTGCCGCCTGTCTAGCCATACCGACTCTGTTGTGAGTTGACCCTGCCGCAAATACCGTTACGCAACCTGCTGTTCCTGACGGAGTTCCAACATCACTCCCGATTGCAAAAACTGATCCGTCACTTAACACCGCACATTCTCCGTGGCTCTGAATCCAACCATATTGCCATACTGTCGAGGTCGAGGCTGCAAGTTCGTAAATCGCTACTCCAACCGGAATACCTGTTTGAGTACTGGCCGGGAATTGTATAACCCCTCCGTACGGACTCTTGGCAAGATTGACTGCTGTTGTTGAGGTCGGATAAGCATATCTAAGCGGTCTATCAAGAGGAACCTTAATTGTGCCTCCCGTTGTCAAGGTGCCTGTGATATTGCCTACAATATTGTAATGGTCACCGATTGCGATACCAGAACCTGCTGTGTAGCTGAATACCGAGCCGTCTTGGAATAACTGAGGAACTATTGTTGTGGTTCCGTTGGTAAGAGTAAGGCTTGTATCATTAACAACTCCGGCTGTTTGAACTGCCAGTCCGTTAAACTGCGTATCATTGACAGCTTCCTGTAAAAGATTGCCTTTGACAAGGGCTGATGTTCCGACTAGGGCATACCTGTAGATTCTGCCTCCAACACCCCATGCTTGAGTTCCGAGTAGATGATTTTTGGTCGTATCTACAGTGTAGAGGTCTTGGCCCTCCAACACGAGCATTCTTGCCATTAAGTCGTATTTAGCTGATAGTTTTAAGTATTTCATATTAAACTCCTGTTATTCCGGTTCCCTTTGCATGACGCCTGAAAGAAAGCGGGATTGTCTGGCCTATACAATAGAATCTTGCAATTCTGCCTGCCTGATCGGGAATGGTCAGGGGTTTCTGATAGAACCAACCGTTCCATTCCGAGGGAGCTTCCAAGGCAATCGCTCCTGTGCCTTCGTATGCTTCCATTGTGCCGAAATCCACTTTCTCCAAAACATCTTTATATTCTTCGGAAATTTCATAGCGTCCTTTCCAGACGATATACTTTTCATTCAAGAACCAAAGCATCTGGGCTGTGCTGAAGTAATCCCTGACGATATAAGTACCACGATAGCTAAGTGCGTCAAATCCTACGGCACTTCTCATTTCGCTGTTATTCCTGACCGCATATTTGCCTCTGACTTTGAGTCTGTCATAACCAACCTCTGAATAGCTCTGTCTGACAAATGGGGTCAAGAGTTGTTCGTAATCGCTGAAGATTGCTGCGGTACAAAAACCTACATTTGGCATTTCATCTGCCGCACCCGGAGCCAATGCTGAATCATACTCGGTTGCCATTGTAGCGAGGGTTAGCTTGCCACCGCTAAAGGCTGTTAATGTCGAGTTAAGTGCCGAATAAGTGGACTTAGAAAGACCTCCGATTGTCGAAACGTTTGTCGTATCGTCAACTATTGCTCCAAGTCCCAAGGGCTGATTGGCTGTTCCGAGTCCGTAGATTGACGCTCCGAGAGTATTCATGGCTTGTGCAGCCGCTTTCTCGTATTTATAAGTATCAAGATTGATACTTCCCAAACTTCCCACATTAGCGAAAGATTCGAGCATTATGCTAACAACTGGTTGGGTGTAAGCGGTATGGGCAAAGCTTCCTGTAACTGCCGTGCTGACTGCCGAAGAGTTCAAAGTTTCAAGAGATGTAAAGAACTGACCTTGCGTGTCTGCTGTTATATCGTAAGTTACATCTTCCGTCTTGCCCTCAAACTTGGCCCCTTGCGATACGAAACGTGCATAAAGGGAGGGGAAATTAAGAATTTGGTCAACCACCTTGTTATAGAGTTGGCGGTTACCAAGAACATCTACACGAGTCGGAGTTGCTATTCCGTCTGGTGCAAATTTAATTGAAAGTTTAAGAAATTTTAACATAAAAAAACTCGGCTCCTTGGCCGAGTGTGTCTCGTTAACTAATCTATATTATAGCGAGTTTAGAAAATCTGTCAAGCCCCCTCTTTTAACTCCTATGAAATACTTTACTTATTTCGTCCTTTAACTGGTCCCATGATTTATTATGATCCCTGGCATAAATGTATCTATCGGGTGGTGCTTCATTTAACGGCACACTTGGATTTCCTGCAATCGGTGCGTTGGCTCCGGCCGGTTGTTTGTCCTCTTTAACTTCGGGGTGTGCATCAACTTCGGGCTTATAGTGCAAGAAGTAAAGTTTGGTTAAGGAAGTTTCGGGCTGTAATCCTTTAGAAACCTGTTCTTTATTATATTTAATTCCGTATTCAAAGAACTTTTGTACCTCTTTGGCGGCTTTATCTGTGGTATTGGGATTGTCTATCTCTTCGGGTTTGGAAGGCCTTTCAAGAATTTTAGCGGCATGGAGTTCTTCCAACTCATCTTTAATCTTTTTATTGAAATCCTCGACTTGTTTGGTTTTGGCTTCCTCGGCAGTTTTCTTCTCGGTTTCTTCTTTTTCTCTTTGAGCTTTAACTTCTTCGTCACGTTTGGCTAACATTTCCTCCATAGTCCTTTTGGCCTTAACTTCGGCTATTCGTTGAGTTTCTTTAATAAGTTCCGGGTAATCCTTGGGCAAGCGTTTCTCTTTCTCCCATGAAGCAACAAGTTCGTCCGCTTCTTTTTGCTTGGCTTGGTCATCAATGGGTTTTTGGAGTATTTTATCTATCTCAGCCTGAAACTCTTTCTTCATTTCCTCCGCCACTTTGGTTGCGGTTTCCTCTGAAGTCTTTTTGGCAATGTCCTCAACCTGCTTGGTACGCTCTTCCTCTTTTTGCTTAGCCCGTTCCTTTTTCTTCTCAACTACATCTTCCTCAAGTTTGTCGGGTTTAACTTCTTCTTTTACTTCAGGTTTAACCTCAACGGGTTTATGGGCTTCTTCCACAATCTGGCGAATAGATTTGGGCTTAATTTGCTCCGTTACAGTTTTTTTGGGGGGTTCCTGTGTGTCAGGTTTATTTGTGTCCATTTCGTGGTTTTTTATTTGGTGCTCTCTTCTTCTTCGTCTTCCTCATCATCATCATCCTCTATTTCTTCCAACTTCTTTTTAAGTTCCGGTCCTTTATCCTTGCACTCTTCAAGCCAGTCAATCAATGCCTCAATAGTAGTTCTCAAGCTTGCCCCGTCCTCACAATATAAATCTTGGGCTTTGGTTACAGCGTCAAATACTGCACTATCAAATATGGCATACCTGTCATCTTCTTCATCCTCTTCATCCATTTCATCCGCCAATTTGTTGCCCTTTTGATACTCACGCACTTCCTCGTCCAATTTTTTATTTACCTCGGGATTCATCATATATCCCATCTTTTCATTCCAGACTTTGTTGTCGCTCATATCATTATTATACCACTACCTCATAAAACCCTCGGTGAACCCGCAGGGGGCTGTGTAGGAGGTGCAATAGGCACATTAGCGGTATTCATGGGACTGGGGGTCACTGCGGGTGCTTGTGGCACAGGTGCACCCTGAGGCATTACTGGGTTAACTGGCCCAGCCACTGGAGGTGACGCAGGAGAGTTTGACGTCTCTTGTAATTCAGCATTCTCCAGGGCTTGGGCAAGTGCCTGAGAACTATTGAGATTCTTGACGACTTTCTGCAAGTAGGCTTGCGGATCAATCTTGGCAAGAATCAGCTTTTCTGTGCGGCCTTCAGGGTCGGAAAGTCCCATATCCTTAAAGAATGTATAAGGGTCGGTCATTTCCATCTTAGCCATCTCTAAAGCATTATTCTGTGCCCGTATCTTGTCGCTTCCTGAGGATTTAATCTTAATAATCATTCCATCCATAATCATATTTCTATTAAGTTTCTGATAAATGGGGTCTCCGGCTACTCCCATAATCCACCTGAAGTGGTCTTTGGTATAACGAAGTTTAATCCACTGCATTGACCAATCCCCCATCCATTGTCCTGCTGGGTTAATCGTATCCTCGACAATATCATCGGCTGCGGTGAAGTCTCCTTCACGGGCTATCTGGTTACTGGTTGCGGGAGCCTCGGCTTTAATCTCACCTCTAACCGCCTGCGAATGGGCAACCGCATACATCCTGTTTCTGAGGTTTTCTATTTCCTGAAACTCTGGAGGAGTGGGTCTTTCGGGAGCTATATATGCATGAACTTCGTTTACGTTACCCTCAACCGACAAATCAAGATTCGGAGCATCCAAGTCCATCTCTTCTACATCGGCAGGGGTTAAAGCACCTTTGCTAAATATGTGGTGTCCACGGGAGTCTAACGTCTCTTCTATTTGCTTGCCACGCTTATCAAGGGACTTCTGGTTTTGGATATTCTGTTCAATCCAGCTTGTCTCGTCCATCGGGGTCTTGCCCCATTGGTCGTAACCCATAAAGAAGTATGGCTTTCGTGGAAAACGGAAGTAATTATGGTAAACCTGCTGTTCTTTAACATTGGGGGGCATTTGTCCCGTAAATAGAAGCTGGGCCAATTCTGACTCGTTTATTGCCCGTTTAGTGTTCTCATCACTTATATCGTCATATGCGAAATATCTTTTCTCACCCTCGTAATCGAAGTTGGGGTTCTTCATCTTGCCGAGTATTACATCCCCATACTTCCAAACAACCGCATCAATCCTCTCAACTTCGTCCGTGGCATGGCGTTTGTATTCGGTAAACCAAATCTCGCTATATTTAATCTCCGTGGCAAGGACTCTCCAAGGTTCTTTATCCTCGCTTATTGAGAGTCCGTCTTTTTTAAGCTCTGCATAAAACTCTTTCTTTTTACTTGGGAACTTGAGGGCTATCCGCTGTACCGTTGCCGGAACTTTCTGCATTACCCATTTCATTCTGTCGGCATCAGTCGTGGGGCAAGTCCAATCGAATTTAATAAGGTCGGGGTGAACCACTCCGAAATCGTAATCATCGGCTTCATTGTCCCACCACGTCTTAATACATGAAGTGAAATAAACGGGTAAATGCTTGTATGCCAAACCCAAAACAAATCTTGTATCCTGCTCTTTAATCTGGGTATCAATAACCTTACCTATCTGGTCGGCAATCTCCGTTGCCTCATCAGAGTCAAATCCGGGGAGAGCCATCATATCCGGCACTCGGCTCATTGCCAAAGGTTTAACCGTTCCCATAATTTCATAGAGGACATTATCCTGATACCTTGATTCGTAACTCTTTAATCTCTTCTCGTCCTCGGCTTGTTGAACTTGTCTACCGAAGTAGTAAACCTCATTCTTTTTACGCCTTTCAAATAAGTTATATTTATCCTCGTAGAAGTTATTGTATCCGTCCTCATATTGGTCAATTATCTTAACTAGCTCTTCATCCTCTATATCGAGCTGCAACGGGTCTAACGGAGGCGTCATCTGTCCCTCTTGGGGATAATTCACGTCAGGAATAGTCTCATTAAAACTACCCTGCATTTTCTGGTTTCCTTCCATATAAAAAAATAGACACGCCTAAGTCGGTGTGTCCAATGCCCTTATTATACCACTAAAGGCTGACGACATCCGACAATAAATAATCCTTTCCGCACTCCATACAATCAAAGTTCTTGGGAATCTTAATTGGTATCTCATCGGGAAGTGAAACAACCAAGTTGGGCGTATATTTAATTAAAGGCCTTCGGCAAATAAAACACCTGAATATAGAACTATCCGTATTGGGCTGGGGTGAAAGAATTAAACTTGTCCTCTTCCTATTACTAAGAATAGTCTGAAACGTATATGCCTCATGGCACTGATAACAGGCGTGAATAACGGGAACATCATAAGTTGGCACAAGTCCGGGGACAATACTTACTACTAACCCTTGAACCCTACAAACCGGTGTACCGCATCTGAAACATCTAAATAAGTATGAATTATCGGGATTATCCTTATCAGTGGTTAATGAAACGGTTTGGACTAATAACTCGGTTGGGACAGAATGAATGATTATCCTCACATTTAATTATAGCAACCTATTCTTTTTGGGGACGAACTTATCCACATCAATCCCCTTAATTGCTTCTTCATTCCAAACATGAGCCAATCTCTGTTCTCTTGTCAAAGGTATTGCATCACGTTTGCTTTTAATCTGTCCGGTAAATCCGTCCATGAATGTAATATGCTGGAGCATATATCGTTGGTCGTCCCCGCAATCGTCATCAATTCCGCCTTTTCTTGAACTTTCCACATCCTCGATATTATTCTCGTCATGTATAAGCTGTGGTAAGGTTCTATCCAATGCCTCGCAGTTTGTAGTCCATTGCCAGTAAGGCAAGCCGTCAGGGGCTAAAGAAAGCCAAGTGTGCATATTCTGCCAGCCCCTAATCCTACTATCCGGCCCTTTAATTGCGGGCTTTAATATGAAACCCCAACGGCTATCCGCATCCTTGAATTGGTCGAATATACTTTTGCTGTTGTCGTCTCCTTTGGCAAATATCATTGAGTCGCACCTTACCCATGCTCCCATATCCACTAAATCGCTTAGAGTTAAGTTAAACCTTTTGAGCATTTGGTCTTTAATAATCTCACTCCATTCATCGGGGTTCTTCTCCTTACCGTACACCTCAAAGAAAGTTTTGACTCTGTAAAATGGTGCGGTTTCATTCTTGTCATCACGCCACTCAATCTTTTGTAATGTAGCCAAGTGAAACGAAAACGGGTTAGCCCTGCCCCAATCCATTCCTCCTACAATCGGTGCATAACTCGGAACGAATGGTTGGATGCGGTGTTTGTCGGTTATCTCGGTAAAGTATTGTCCGGCAAATATATCCCATGAACCTTCTAAGTACGCTTTGCGCTGTTGAGAGGGTAAGGACTCAAGCTGCTTAATATACTCGGGTGAAATGTATTTATTGTCATAGGCATTGGCATGGACATAGAAGAAGCGGTCTTGCTCACTGTCCCCCGAGTTTTTGTCAATGAAGTATTTTTTAACCCACCCATGACCAATACCACCGGGGTTGGTTGCCCCCATGAACTTAACTTGGTCAATGCCGGGGTAACGCAAGCGGTTGCGCAAATCCTCGAAAGTTTGCAATGCATCACGGGTAAGCTCATCAACAAACTCCCCGGCAAACTCGGTACTCATATACTTGCTCGGATCGTCCAAGTTCCTGAGAAGTATCTTTCCCCCACCTATATCATCTCTTACATGAAACGATAAACCGAATATATTGTCGTCTTTAAGCTGTCCAAGCCAAGCGGGGAACTCTCTTTCGATTCTGCTTATCTGCCTGTCTTTTAATGTCGGGTAGTCCTCACTAAATAGTCCTACTGGTATATCTTTAATCTTGGTAGTCTTCCATAGATAAATAAGGTAAAGGAGTGCGGCCCACCTAAGTGTATGACTCTTGCCGCCTCCCATTGCCCCTCCGTACAGAAGATATTTACACTGGGGACTTAGAAGCGTTTGTATCGCCGTCTGTTGTTTTGTCTGAAGTGTCACCCATTTGCTTAAGTCCAAGGATTCCATCTATATCTATTTTAACATCTCCACTTAGTTCTAATTTATCAGGTTGTGCGAATGTTTCTGGATCAGTGGCTTTTAACATAAACTCGGGTGAGGCATAAGCACCCCATGCACCAACCGCTGCCGATCTTGCAAGTTCACACCCCTCGTCAAAAACACTATCATCCTTTCTCATTCTCTCTAATGTAGACACTGATATTCCAGCAGCTTTAGCGGCCCATTTATAAAACGGAAAGTGTGTTAAGTATTTAATAACATCCGCTTTCTGTCTATCTACTTTTTGCTCTTTGGTTTCCATCCAGTCTTTCTAAGCGTACCATATACATACGCTCCTTTATTCTTAATACCTTTTTTGGAAGCCTCACGCTTTAGTTTTCTTTCAAGAGCTTTTGGCATTATTTCTTATGTTTCCTTTCTTTCTTCTCTTCACGTTTGCCGTGTTTCTTTTCTTTTAATTCTTCTTTTTTCATTTTCTTAAACATATCAATCACTTCCTTTCAAAAAACCTTTGGGTACATTTGTCCCCTTCTTAAGCATCCTACATATTATACTCGTTAACTGACTAACTGCGTTTTCCCTATTCACAAATAATACTTGTTGATCTTTATCTTGAACTACATTATCCGTGTAAAAATCAAGTCCGGCCATAACTATATGCACAAGCTCGTGAATGATGGTTTCATCCCACAATTCTTTTTTCTCAAGGAGTTGCGGATAGATTGTTATAGTCGCTTGATTGTATGTGGGATTGGCTAAAGTTTTAGCGGAGCGGTAAGTATCAAGTCCGGTTAGCTTTTCACCCTCAACATTATTCTCCTGCCAGATAAGTCCTATCTTCCAGTTTTCAAGACCGAATAGATCTCTAAAGTATTCTAATCTAGTTTCAAATTCTTTTTGCATGGTGTATTTCTTCGTGGCACAATTTACAAAGAGTTACAATTTTTAATGGAAAATTATAATTTGGATGATGTTTCTCAAGATTTATTTTACTATTACACAATTCACAATGATCGAATTTTTTAATGTGTCTTCTTGCAACCTCCCGAGCCCTTTGTTTTTCAGGATTATTTTTAATATAGTTTCTAGAACTTATAATGTGAGTTTTTCTATATTTTTCGGTCTGTTGATAATCTTTAACATGTTTTTTAAACTCCGGTGTCGATTTATATTTTTTCGCTTCAATACTCTTACATAACTTGCAATAAGATTGAAGGCCGTCTTTATGATACTTATCTTTTGAAAAATTGATTGTCGACCGAGTATTTTTACATTTAGGACAAAATTTATACTCCATATTTTTCTTTTAGTTCCTTGACTTGTTTCAATTCAGAGTTGTCAAGCGTCTTCTTCATTTCCTCTAATCCCTCTCTCTCTTTTTGCGGTCTATTCCTTTCGTATATCTCTTGTGCGGTTTTGGGTTTGATTATACCTGTGGGGATGGAGGGAGTGATTGTCCTTTTGACACCTTCCGCAAATGTTTTAATGTCATTGCCTATTGTAAAACTAGGGTTGGATTTAGTTCCAAGCCAATATCCTATCAAAAGACTAATAATTGTAATTAAAAAGTAAATCATATAAACGCCCTCTTGAATTGGAACACCATTCTCATTCCTTCGAGTTCTTTCTTCTCATTTTTTTTTAATCTAATATCACTATCAAGGGCATACTCGTCATAATGCCGGGGAAGAAGTGTGAGCATTTGAACAAGCGGATCGGTTGCCATTAGGTCAACTATGCTTGTATAGAAATTGGAGGTATGGAGAACAAGATATGGGTGTCCGGTTTCCAAATGTCTAATCACCTCATTAGTTTTCCATTTAATCTTGGGTGCAGGGTCATTCATTTTAAGTGTTTGTGAAAACTATCCGCTTCTTCTTCATAGACATATCTTGCATTCTTAATTTCTTTTTCGGAATATCCTTCTTTTCTAGCTCTATCCGCTCCGTAAATATCTACATATTCTTTATTCAACTCACCTTTCCTGTGAGGCTGAATTATATGATTGTGATATTTCTGTCGCTGTAATTTAATATCCTCGCCTACAAACTCAATTTGTCCCCCCGGGTGAGCTAATCCAGCTTGTTTGCGTTGACAATCAAGACAAGGCAAATAACCCCAATAAGGGTCAAAAACAGCGTCATTTATTTTGCAAACATTGCATTTCACTTATCTTTAGGCCGGGATTTCATTTCTTCCTCATCCCGGATTATCACATTATCAGTGGTTATAATCTGAATCGCTACCGAAACCGCATTCTTTAAAGCATTTATGGCAACAAGTGCGGGGTCTACAATCCCGGATTTAACCATGTCTTTAACCTCACCAGTGATTACATCTACTCCAAAGTCTTTACCTTTACCATTTAAAGCTAGAGCCATATCTACTTCGGATAGTCCTGCATTGGTAATTAACTTTTGGAACGGTTTATACAAAGCCCGATATAAAATAGACTCCGCATCCTTGAATCCATTTAATATCTTTCTAATATGTAAAAATACTATCTCTCCTCCGGGGACTATCCCTCCTTGCATTGCGGCCTTAGTTGCTTCCTTGCTATCTAAAATTCTTTCCCTCCTCTCTTTCATCTCGACTTCGGTTTGTCCTCCTCCTCGAATGACAGCAACCCCGTTAGTCAATTTGCCTATTCTTGCCCTCATTCTTTCTTTGTCAAAGTCGCTTAAATCAACGTCTTCCATTGACTTTTTAATCTCCGCCACTCTTAAACTGACCGCTTTCTTTGTGCCTCTGCCTCCGACTATAATTGAAGCATTCTTGGTAGCCGTGATACTTTCGGCAAACCCCAAGTCATCGGTGGTAAGTTTAGCCAAGTCAAATCCGGCATCTTTACTGATAAACTTGCCGTCAGTTAAAACTGCAATATCCTGTAAAATATTCTTTTGGTCTTCACCGAATGAGGGAGCTTGAATACACAAAGAGAAGATTTTACCCTGGAGTTTATTTTGCACAAATGACGGGAATGCCTCTCCCCCAATCTCCGGGGAAATAACTACTAAGTTTTTGCTTAACTTAACAAACTCTTCAAGAAAAGGAATAAGCTCGGTAAAGTTTGTTATAGATTTATCCGTTATTAAGAAGTAAGCATTTTCGAGTACCGCTTCCATTCTTTCGGGATTGGTTACGAAATAAGGACTAAGGTAGCCTTTATCAATTTGCATTCCCTCTTGGATTTCAACCGTTATTCTTTCCGGGGCTTTACTTTCTTCAACCGTGATTACTCCATCCTTGCCGACTTTCTGATACGTTTCGGCTATAAGCTTACCTATCTCGGCATCACCTGCTGACACCGTGGCAACAAACTCCATATCCTTTAAGCCTTTAATCGGAATGGCTAATTTCTTTAACTCTTCTACTAAACGCTCCGTACCTTCTTCTAAGCCTTTTCTAAGGCTCATTGGATTGACTCCGGCATCAACCAACTGCATACACTCCTGAATGATTGCTTGAGCAAGAACCATAACCAAAGTTGTGCCGTCTCCACAAGTTTCGACTTGTTTTTCTGAAGCCTGACGAACGAGGGTAGCTCCCACATTCTCAACAAAATCCGTTAAATCAACACCTTTAGAAACCGTAACTCCGTCATGTACGACTTTAGGCTCAGCAAATAATTCTCCAGTTGGCACAAACTGTTCTATGGCTACATTACGACCCATTGGCCCCAAAGTCGAAGACACCACATCTGCTATCTTATTCACGCCTATTAGTAATTTTTGGCGTGCTTCTTTTCCACTAACAATTTGTATTTTAGGAGCTATCATTTTATTCTTGCTCTAATATCTCCGAGTTTGACACAATAATATTTCTTGCCTTCGACTTCCATTACATCAACCCCACCTTCGTCATAATAATGAAGAAACCAGATTATATCCCCAACTTTGCAAAATCTTGCCGGATCAACTTTCTCCCCATTCATTGTGGTATCGTAATCGCCTACCGAGATAACTTTGCCTTGAATTATTCTCCCTTGTTTTTGGCCGGTAACAACAAAGGTTGAGGCTTTTTCTTCTATCGGAGTTACTATGATTATCCCGGGGGTAGCAGTGAAGTTAAGTTTGGTCATTTCTGTGTGTCAGATGATTAAGTATATCACTATGTATTCTTTGGTTGTCAAGAGAAAGCAAAAAATAACTCACTTAAAGTATTTACTTCCGCCTCCCGAATTGAGAAGCGGTGTAATTACTTATCCAACCCTTTAATAAACTGTTCTGCTTGTTTCTTTTCTGACCTTAAGAAATTAACTTTGCAGTATTCGGTTTTGGCACCACTCAAGTCGGCATAACTCAAGTTGGCATAACTCAAGTTGGCACTAATCAAGTTGGCATCACTCAAGTTGGCATAACTCAAGTTGGCATAACTCAAGTTGGCACTAATCAAGTTGGCATCACTCAAGTCGGCATCACTCAAGTTGGCACTAATCAAGTCGGCATAACTCAAGTTGGCACCACTCAAGTTGGCACTAATCAAGTTGGCATCACTCAAGTTGGCATAACTCAAGTCGGCATCACTCAAGTTGGCACTAATCAAGTTGGCACGACTCGTCACCGCCTCTACTACAGCCTCTTTGATTGTCGTTTTGGTAGAAGCGAATAATACTTTTTCACTATCGTATCGACTATATATTTTCACTCCTTCTACTTTTTCTTCTTTAACTGCTTTTTTAAGCACGCTTTGAACTTGTTCGAATTGATCGTCTGTTAAGTTTATTGTTTTCATAAATATTCACCTCCATCCCTACTCACCTAAATAATTAAATGGAGAGGGCCGAGCTTTCTCAGTCCTCTTGTTTAACTATTTTGTAACCTTTCTCTTTCAAAAGAGCCATTGCTTCTTCTGTTTTGTCATCCGTTTCTTTTTCCTCGTCTGCTAGTTCTGGGTCTGAACAGAGAATCTCATAATCTTCGTCTGGTTCTATCTTTTCGATTTCTTCCGACTTTTGTTTTGTGTGATAGAAATAACCCTCAATGAGTTTGAGACTTCCATAAACCCGAGCGTTTCCAGAAACCCAAGCGTCTCCATAAACCTGAGCGTCTCCAGAAATCCGAGCGTCTCCATAAACCTGAGCGTCTCCATAAACCCGAGCGTCTCCATAAACCCGAGCGTTTCCAGAAACCCAAGCGTCTCCATAAACCCGAGCGTTTCCATAAACCTGAGCGTCTCCAGAAACCCAAGCGTCTCCATAAACCCGAGCGTCTCCATAAACCTGAGCGTCTCCATAAACCTGAGCGTCGTCTTCTTGTGATAGATTATCTTCCTTCTCTATCCAACCACCCTTTTCTCCTTTTTCTACATCAGCAAAATCTTTTAAGTATTCTATTCTGTGTAGAGTAATTCCGCACCATTCTTTAGTTTCACTGGTTAGTCTAAATTTTTTTGTCATATATTTTCACCTCCCTTCCTACTCACCTAAAGATAATATAAATCATTTAATTTCCTTTTGTACAAATAATGTCATTGCTATAATTTCAGCCGTCATTTTCCTTATTTCATCTCTATGTTTTTGATATTCTCGCTTATCACCGTGTTTTCTGTAAAATAAATCTTCGACTAAACATTTTAGACTTCTATAACTGGCGTATTCTGTTGGGTCACATAAAGTGCAACTTTCAAAAGGATAATGGCGACAATTGACGTGTCGACCCATCATTTTGTCAACAAACTCTTCATATTTTTCAAGGTCGGTTTTCTCTGGCGTACCCATATCCAACATCACCATTAACTTTAATTTGTCTATTTCTTCTAAAATTGTATCTTTCATTTGTTATCTCTCCTTTTATTTTACCGACCAAATGCCACCGTTTGTAAAAATCCTAACCTCTTCTTTCTTAAAATGTCTAAATGGGAACTTCCAGTCCCAATAATTATAACCTCCAAGTTTAATAACCCCTTTGACTTCTTCAAAATTCTTTGGAAAACTTAATATTTTTTTCTTCATTTATTATCTCTCCTTTTCTAATGATTCAATCTATCCCAATTCGATATAATAATATCTCTTCTCTCTTCAAATGATGGCATTTCCCAAAACTTCCACCAAGGTATTGAGTCCCACTTTTTAATCAAACTTTCATTTAGTTTACGAATAGCCTCTCTTTTCTTGTTAAACTCTTCGTGTTCTCTAATCATTTCTTCTGCCGTTTCCATTTTCTTCCCTCCTGATTTCATTTAAGTTTAATTCTTTTATCTCTTTCCATAACCGCTTGTTTCATCTTAAAAACAGCAATTTCATTATAAGTATGTTTCTTTCCCTTAAACTTGCCAATTCCAGTTAATTCAAAACTTTTACCCTTTGACCAATCTTCAAACTTACTTATAAGTTGGGGTTGAAAATTACCTAATTCCAATCTATAACAATCCTCCCATTTTCCATTCTTTTCCCATAAACCCTCCGAAATAACGTCATAATCAACCATTATAAACACTTCGTCTCGTTTCTCGTCTAACATTAAGGCAAATCTTAATTCTTTCTTTTTCATTGTTTATCTCTCCTTTTCTAATGATTCAATTATTTCGTTTATCTTTTCAACTATAGTTCTAATATCGCCCCTAAATGCCCATTCTCCTTCATACTTTGTAATTTCTATCTTTTCTATTTTCTTCCCTCCTGATTTCATTGTTTTAATTATTCATTTCGCTTCTTGCCTTAATTACATCTTTAGCGTCTGCCCAACCGTTTATTGTCATCCATTCTTCTTTGCCACAACTCTTAATAAATGGAAACGGTGCTTCGCAAACTCTTACATTACTGCTGTCATATTTCCAGATATGTTTATGGTATCTCTTCTTCCTTCCCCCTCCTGATAAAGATGTGTGTTCAGTCATTTTATTTATTACTCAAATCATCCTTTCTCATTTGCAACACTCAGATCATGAATTTCAAAAGTATCATTCTCCTCAATTCCACGGCATTTTCTACAAAGGCTGTCAACCAACTCTGGTACGTGTCTTTTACACTTTTTGCACTTAAGGCTGTATTTTTCTTGCATTTATTATTAGTTCTAAAAACTCTTCCATTGTCTTGCCGGTATTTGCTTTACAAGAGTATTCAACTATTGTGTGGCAATTCTCACAGGCGAGTACAGCTCTTTTTAAGTCCGTTACATTTCTGCGTTTCTTCGTATGTGCAAATCCTAACATGTATCTTTTTAAGCAAAGTGGTAGTTTAATCTCACAACTTGTTATACCAGCTTTGTCAAAATCTTTAATCAATTCTTTCCGTACCCTATTCCATTCACTAATCTTGGATTCTTTTTTGCGTTTAACTGGTTTTGGTACAGGAAAAATCATATTCCGTAAACTCTACCGCACGTCCAAGCGGAAAAATTCGTTCCACCCTTACTTAATTTATAGGCATAGTCAGTAGAACACTTAACATCTCTTGTACACCATTCACTTATTTTAGGATGAAAGTAAGAATTTATTTGCCAGTAGCCCCTGTCAATTCCATATCCTCCCCATGTCATATTGTTGTTATCTTGTGTCGGATCTAGGTTTCTATTTTCAGCACAACTACCCGGACCATTACCTTGTAATACCAATAAAGCCTTGTCAGCGTTGTCCCCAAAACGATAATGAATATAACCTTTTATATCTTCCGGAATAGTTGGTAAACCTATTGTTACAACACTAGAGGTAATATGAGTCGTTTCATCTATCTTGGGGGCTTCTTGGGCCATCACAGTTTGTTTGGGGCTGTGCTGAATATCCCAGCCGACTATGGCGGTTACAAGAATTATGGTAGCGAAAATTGTGTTAGGTTTCATGTTAGTAATTCCTCTTGGAGCCGGAGTACTTTAGTTTTTAGAAGTTCTCCTCGACTCAGATACTAGCGAGCAGGTGCAAGCTTAGCTCCAAGAAAAATTATTTTTTAATCGGTAAACCTTTAGAATCAAATCCTTTACTTTTAAGGAAACACTCTTGGCATTGCGAATAAACTCTTTCTTCTCCGTTTCTATTAAATGCTTTTCTCCTAAAAGTATGCTCCTTGCAAACGGGACACAGAACCCTTGGGTTATCTTTGAAATAGTCTGTCATTTGTTGTGTATTTCTATTGACTCCTTAAATGCGTCTATTCTTCCTTGTAGATACATTTGTTGTAACCAGAAATCTATCTCTAAATCTTGTTTTTCTTTGGTTTCCCACTCAATAGCAAAGTTTATTTCTTTAATGGCTCTCTCTATATGTTTATTTATTTTCATATTAGGCTTGCCATTCATCTATCGGATCAACGTCTATCTCGGGAGCACTCTGAACGGTTTGTGCTGGCGGTGCAACTATCTTAATTTGTGGCTTATAACCTAATTCCTCTAGTTTGGCAACTATTTTACTTGGATCGGTATTTGAAAAGTATTTACATCCGGTATAAGTTTTAGTCATCGGATCAAATTTACTTTGGTCACATCC